AAGACCGGGAAGAAAAATACGGGAAACCCAGCGAGTTCTTCAAGGCGTATGGGGCCATGTGTGAAATCCTTGACCGCTATGCAGCCGGGAAGGGTGAACCTAATTATGCTCACCTGTCAGCGATGAAGATGGTGATCCTTAAAGCTTTGCGATCCGTTTGGAATCCGGGGCTTCAGGACAATTATGTTGACGCTAGAAATTACGTTACCATTGCGGAAATGTGTGCTAAAGACTTGAAAGATTGAGTGGGGCTGATCGGGCCGCAGTATAAGGTGAGTTGTTGTGGAAACTCTTTCGCGCTTAACCACAACCGGTCCTACTTTATTGAGGCAACCGCTGCCATGAACTGGAAGTAGTGGGGTGGTGCGGTGGGGCTGGCCCTCGGTTCCCAGCCCCGTGTCTCAATCTGAAACCGCACAAATACAACGGGTAAAAAAAATATTATTGGGAAAGGCATATTTGTCTTTGCAATATTGATAAAACTTAGATAAGGGTGAAGTGTGAGCAATGAATTGACAGAGTGGGCTGACTTCCCTAACTTCCGGTTATCTGAGTTCCGCTGCCAGTGTGGCTGTGGGCGGGACCATATCAGCCTTGATCTTGTAAGACGATTGCAAGAGGTCCGAGATTTATTGGGTGAGCCCATTACGATCACCAGTGGAGTCAGGTGCAAGAAACATAACGGCAGTATAGGGGGATCGGATACGTCCAGTCATGTTGACGGTTGGGCGGCTGACGTTAAGTGCGGCAACTCGGCTTCCAGGTACAAGTTGCTCAAGGCAGTCATGCGGGTGTTTGATCGGGTTGGCATTGGCAACGATGGGTTTTTGCATTTGGATATTGACCCGACAAAGAACTCTGAGTTAGTTTGGCTTTATTAATAATAGGAGAATTATAATGGTTCCGACTATAATTGGGTTGATAGACAAATTAATGCCGGGTGGAAAAACCTACGCATTAATGGGTTTAGGTATATTAATGATGATCTGTCAAATGGGTGGTTGGCACAGTTTTTCGCAGGAAGCATGGGGGCTGCTGGGTATTGGTGGTGCAGCCACCTGGAAGATGGGGCAAGATAGAAAATGATTATACTATCGGCCCTCGCGGTTGTTGTGTTGTTGGTGTTCTGGGCATACAGACAAGGCAAACGATCCAACGAACTTGACAGGGTTGAGAGTACGTTAAAGAAGATTGGTAACATCAATGAGTTCAATCGGGTTGAGGATGAAGAAGCAGAAAGGCAAGTGCGTAGTGCTGGCGATAGCCCTGTTGGTATGCCTTGGAACAGGTTGCGTAAGTAGCAGGTCCGGGCCTTATATAATTTTCCCCAGGCCACATACTCCGTTGGCAATCACAAACCCTTCTAAAGTTTTCCTGCCGTGCGGGGGCAACCCGGATGCAGTCGAAGCACTCTACTATTGTGTTGAGCAGGGCCACCTATTTCAGTTGAGAGAGTGGGTCATCAGGACGCAAAGTTTATTAAATAAATATGAAAACGCCACAAAGGTGTTGAACGAATGAGTGAGGGGAAGAAAAATGGGCAAGCTGGTGTTGATATTTGTGGTTGTGCTGTTCGCAGCCTTGTTCTGCTTTCGGGAACAAGCACCGGCAGAGCCGCGTCCTGGTGTCAACAACCTTATTGAGGAGCCGAAAGTAATCAAGCATGATGGTAGAAATCATATGGTTCTCAACTACGGGGGGCTTGAGATGCTTCACCCAGTGTTGAAAGGGGCTGTAGCTTATCCGCAATGTGATGTGGTGCAAATGCTCTCCGGTAAGAATGAGGCGCTTGTTGTTATGGGGAATCCAAAACGATTCGCAATGGTGATTGGAAAGCCAATAGCCATGAGAACGGATCATAATAAACAATGGAATGAATTAGTTAGGCAGACATTTAAACAGTGAGTGCTACCGGAGTGGGGAGATCGTTAACGAACAAACAACTAGCTTTTGTTCGCGAATATGTGAAGGACTTTAATTCTACTCGCGCTGCTCGCGAGGCTGGGTACAAGAAAGATAGTGCGATGCAGCAAGGATATCAGTTACTTGATAAAACTATAATAAAAAACGAAATAGAGAAATATATCAAGCGCAGAGACAATGCAGTTGAGAAGAGACGAGCGGGAATCATAACTAAGACTGAGGATATGATGCACTCGGACTTGCTAGATTTGTATGACGTTAATCACGGTGAGTTGATCGTTAAAGACTTGCGCGAAGTTCCTCGCGGTGTGCGTGACATGATCCAAGAGATTACGACTATTAATTTACCTGATGGTGCTGGGCTGGGCGTAAAGATTAGGTTGATACCGAGGGACCGGATCATAGCATTGAACGCAAAGATGCACGGTATGTTGATTGACAGGCATGAGATTAAAGTGGATCACCGCATTACCTTAAACGATTGTCTAAGGGAAATGGATGGACGACAAGGCGAAAATTATATCGAGGCTGAAACGGTTCAAGAAGGACCCTAATGCTTTTGTGGTTGAGGTGCTGGGCGTTACGCCAGACAAGTGGCAGAAGAAAGCACTGGATGCCATCGTTAAGTATGATCGCATTTCGATACGGTCAGGGCATGGCATTGGGAAGTCGGCCTATCTGTCGTGGGTAATACTTTGGTGGATGTCAACAAGGCTAGGCAAGGTAGCATGCACCGCTCCGACCAGTCACCAGTTGCAGGATATTTTATGGAGCGAGCTTTCTAAGTGGTACAGGGAAATGCCCAAGTGGTATCAGCAGCAGTTGAACATGAAGAACGAGCGGCTCGAAGTAATTGGTTCAGAGGCAGAAGCGTTTGCAGTTGCTCGAACAGCAAGACGAGAAACACCGGAAGCGTTCCAGGGTTTCCATAGCGCCGAGGGGATGTTGTTCATAGTGGACGAGGCTTCTGGCGTGGACAATCTTATCTTTGAGGTTGGTCAAGGTGCTATGAGTTCCAAGGGTGCTAAGACCATTCTCACTGGGAATCCTACCAGGACTTCCGGTTACTTCTACGATACATTTCATAAGGACCGGGGTAGTTGGCACACGATTAAAGTTGCCTGTGCCGATGCAAAGATGGTTGACCAGTCGTTTATAGCTGAAATGGCTGAGAAATATGGTTCAGATAGTAACGTATACCGGGTCCGGGTGGAAGGCGAATTTAGTAAAGAGGATGACGATACGGTGATCCCGCTGGGCTGGATAGAGTCAGCAGTAGCAAGAGATGTTCAGTTTAATCCTAACCGGAATACGGTATGGGGCCTGGACGTTAGTCGGTTCGGTTCGGATCGCACAGCACTATGTAAACGCAGAGGCAACACAATCACCGAGCCCATCATAACGTGGCAGGGCAAAGACCTAATGCAAACCTGTGGCTTGGTCATGGCTGAGTACAAGAGAGTGGAGGAGTTTGCGGATGAGCGTCCTGAAGAAATTTTGGTCGATAGTATTGGATTGGGTAGCGGGGTTGTTGATCGACTTGCTGAGTTGGGCTTGCCAGCGAGAGGAATTAATGTCGGGGAAGCGCCATCGATTGATGGAAAGACATATATGCGACTTAGAGATGAGCTTTGGTTTAGAGCTAGAGCGTGGTTTGAGCAGCGAGATTGTCGTTTACCGGAGAATTGCCAAGAACTGGTCGCAGAATTGAGCGTACCGGGTTATCATTATACAAGTGCCGGGAAGATACAGGTCGAGAGCAAGGACAGCATGAAGAAGCGTGGGCTCCGGTCCCCAGATTTAGCTGACGCATTTTGCCTGACCCTGGCGAATGAGACAGCGTTTAGAACAGGCGGTCACTCATGGAGCAGCGAACTGCCAGAGATAGAGGTGGCTATCGTATGAGTTTAAAAATGCAAGCGGATATAGATTTGTTACGGGCACACTATGACGAATTGTCTACGCGACTGGAAGAGCTAGAGGATCAGGTTAAGCTGATGAACAATGTGATAGGCGTATTGGCTGTAGATGCTGGCGACAAAAAGAATCTTCAAATAGGAGGGCGTGAGGATTTAATGAACATTATCACAAAGATAACCCCAACAGATAATCCGTTTCCAAATAGCACGTTGTCTAAGAGACCCCAAAGTAATAAAAAAAAGAGACCCTCTAGAGGCAGGAGATAATGGCAAAACAAAAACAGAAAATGACAGACGAAACATTGCTCAATATTATTGAACGTGAGGTTGGGCAAGCGAGTAGTTATGGTGGTGAGTTGGATGCACAGCGCAGGAAAGCTCTCAACTACTATAACGGTGAACCGTTTGGCAATGAGATTGATGGTCGGTCCTCAGTAGTATCGACTGACGTTATGGATGTGATTGAGTGGGCAATGCCTGTTCTCATGCGTATCTTTGGCAGTGGCGATCAGGTGGGACGGTTCGAGCCGCAGAACGAAGAGGACGTTGATCTGGCAGAGCAAGCTACTGACTACTGCAATTATGTATTCTTTAGGCAGAATGATGGGTACGCTTTGTTGCGTGATGCCATCAAAGACGCACTACTCAGCAAGACGGGTATCTTCAAGGTTATCTGGAAAGATGACGAGACTGTTGAGCGCGAGAGTTATGAGGGTTTGAGTGATGAAGAATTCCAGTTGCTGGTCATGGATGATGCGGTTGATGTGGTGGAGCATACGGCTGTGGATGGAACTGTCTCCGCTGCGGAACAGATTGAATTGGATGGAACGGTTGACACCATGAACCCACAAGACCCGGCATCCTTGATGGTTAAGCCACCAGAGGTTTTTCCAACATTTCATAACGTAACCATAATGAGATCCACAAGTTCTGGCAAGGTAGAGATAGAGGTTGTTGCCCCCGAAGAGTTTTATATTTCGAGAACTGCGCGAACAATCGAGGATGCTAATTTTGTATGCCACAGGACTTCTTACACCGTGTCACAACTTATCGAAATGGGGT